ATTGTAAGAAGATCATCTACCGACAACCTAATTAGACTTAAAGACATCCTTACTAACGACAATCTATTCCTTCACCAAGGCGACCTAACTGATTCCGCATCTATCACAAACCTAATTAAGATTATTGAGCCAGATGAGATTTATAATCTTGGTGCACAAAGTCACGTGCAGGTATCTTTCGATACAGCAGAGTTTACAGCAGAGACAGACGCTCTTGGCCCACTAAGAATTCTTGAAGCAATTAGGGTGCTAGGTTTGAAAGACAAGACACGATTCTATCAGGCATCCACGTCTGAGATGTTCGGCAAAGTTCAGGAAGTTCCACAAAAAGAAACAACAGACTTTTATCCAAGATCGCCATATGGTGTAGCAAAGCTTTACGGTCACTGGATTACAAAGAATTATCGTGAGTCATACGGCATTCACGCTTCAAGCGGTATCTTGTTTAATCACGAGTCACCAAGACGTGGGGCAAACTTTGTAACAAGCAAAATTGTTCTAGGTCTACACAACATTGCAAATGGTAAACAGGATATGCTAGAACTGGGAAACCTAGATGCTTTGCGTGACTGGGGACATGCAAAAGACTTTGTTTATGCTATGTGGTTAATGCTTCAGCAGGACGAGGCAGATGATTATGTAATCGCTACAGGAGAGCAGCACTCGGTAAGAGATTTCGTAGAGAAGGCTGGAAAGCATTTCGGCATGAATATCTGGTGGAAGAATCACGGCCTAAACGAAATTGGCTTTGATGCAAACACTGGCAAAGAGATTATCAAAGTAAACCCTAAATTCTTTAGACCAGCAGAAGTAGAGACCCTACTAGGAGACTCTACAAAAGCTGAGGAAAAACTTGGATGGTTTAGAAAGAGATCATTTGATGATCTTGTTAGTGATATGTGTGAAAATACCCCTAAAATCTTTCCAAACTATTCCCCAGAATAACTTGACTCTAAGTCGTATCCTTGATACAATAGATGTCTAAGGTCCCATAGTTTATCGGTTAGAACGCTGCCCTTTCACGGCGGTGGGAGGGGTTCGATTCCCCTTGGGACTGCGACACACCTATAGTTCAGTTGGTTAGAATGCTTCTCTGATACGGAAGAGGTCCCTGGTTCAAATCCAGGTGGGTGTACCAATCCCCTTTGGTGTAATTGGCAACACTACGGTTTTTGGTGCCGTCATTCTTAGTTCGAATCTAGGTGGGGGAGCGATAGGAGAGCAATGAATAAACCAGACTGGGCAGATCGCCTACAAAGAACATTTAAAAAGAAGTACCAAGAAGGCTTTGACGAAGGCTATTCTAAGGGATATGGCGAAGGGTTTACAATTGGATCTAAAAAGGCTGTTAACGAATCCAGAAAAGTCTTTATAAAAAGAATAGAAAAGGAATTGACTTCCTTGCCAGAAAATGGTAAACTTGAGTATAGAAAAGGCCTACAGGCAGCAATCGATCTAATTAACAGGAGAAAGTAATGCACGAGCACGAGGGCGAAAGCCTATTCGACACAATCATTGAAGTTACATTTGGACTAGAGCATATGGCTGCAGAGTTTTTCTGGAATGCTATATTTATTTTGCTAGGATTTGCCGTATCAAAGGCGGTAGCACTACGCAAGATCCACAAGTACATTGATGACAAGCACGGTGTAAAGCACCAGAGAGATGAGTACTAAAATGATTAAACCTTTAGAAGATAAGGTAGTCGTAAAGCCAATTGAAGAAGTAGAAAAGACTTCTGCATCTGGTCTTATCATTACAAAGATGGAAAAAGAAAAGCCAACCGAAGGAGTTGTTGTGGCAGTTGGTTCTGGTGCAACATTTGCTGACGGAACTAAGATGACTATTGATCTGCAGGTTGGTGACAAGGTTATCTACTCCAAGTATTCTGGCACTGAGATTGAGCACAATGGAGACAACCTGGTTATTATGCCATACCGTGATATCTTTGCGGTGATTACAAATGATTAGCCTTAACCTAGACAACCTAACACCAGAGCAGGAGATTGTTGTCGCATCTCTAGTTCGTGAGGGTATGCTAACCGCATATGATAAAGTAATCTCTGTATTCGTTAAAGAGTTTAACGAGACAGCAACAGAAGATCCGCACTTTTCTTACTACGTAAAGCACGTCATTGAAGTGGTTCAGGAACTTGCTGAAGAAGCCAAATCAATTTAGTAGGAATAGAATTGCAAAATCAAATTAATGTATTGGACAAAGGATATGTACGTCTTGTTGACACTCTTGGCAATGATTTATCTGTTGTTAATGCTGCACGTGTATCTTACGATAAAGAGTCTGAAGTCTTTACCGAAAAAGACTCAAAGCTCATTGGCTTCCTCATTCGTGAAGGCCACACGTCGCCGTTTCGTCACGCAGCACTCACGTTCGAAGTCTACGCACCCCTCTTCGTCGCAAGACAGTGGTGGAAGTACGCAGTAGGCTCTACACACATAGACGATCAAAATGGCTGGAACGAATCTTCTCGTAGATACATTACGGAAGAAGAAGAGTTCTATGTGCCCAGTGCATCGTCTTGGCGTAGCAAACCAGAGAACAGCAAGCAGGGTAGTGGTGAGCCAGTTCACTTTGGTCTTGGGTATCACTACACTAATAAGCTTAATGAACTAATTAACGAGAGTGTTACCCTTTATCACGAAGCAATGAATGACAATATCGCACCAGAGATTGCTCGTCTGTTCCTGCCAGCATATGGAATGTATGTACGTTGGCGTTGGACTGTATCGCTACAGGGAATAATGACATTCCTTGACCAGCGACTTGAGCACGATGCACAAAAAGAAATTCAAGACTATGCACTTGCTGTTAAGGATTTGTCTAACTCTGTATTCCCAGAAACCTTTAAGGCGTTGCACAAATGATTATTGGACTTAGCGGTTATGCACAGGTAGGAAAGGACACAGTTGCCAACCACCTTGTTGAAAACTATGGTTTTGTAAAAGTATCGTTTGCTGATCCTATCCGTGAGGCACTATACAGACTTGACCCAAGAATTCGCATAGATGAATTTAACGGAGCATCTCTTTCCAGTGCTGTTGACCACATGGGATGGGAAGAGGTAAAGCGTTTGTCTAGCGATGCTAGAGAATTGCTTCAGCGTCTTGGTACAGAGGTTGGTAGAGAAATGTTTGGCGATGACTTCTGGGTTAATCAAGGGCTTATAAGGGCTAAAGAACACAAGAACGTAGTCTTTGCGGATACTCGCTATAGAAATGAAGCAAATGCTATTGTTAAAAGTGGTGGGCAAATCTGGAGAATAAACAAGCCAGGTAGCAAACCAGTCAACAATCACACATCAGAGATCGATCTTGACTACTACAGTTTTGACTGGGTTATCCCTAATTACGTAGGCGTTAAAGAGATGCTCAGTATTGTTGATAACATTATGGAAACCAGACAGAGTTTGGTATAATTGATTATGAGTTATAAAGCAGACATAATCAGACTTAGGGATGAAGGCAAGAGCTACCGAGAGATAGAAAAAATCCTTGGTTGCTCAAGAGGCACAATCTCTTATTATCTAGGTAACAAGGAAGCAGTTAAAATGACAGAAGAAGTAAAGACAAGCAATCCTATTCAGGATAAGGCTCGTACCTATGCAGAGAATATTCGTATGCGTAAGCCATGCCAAGGCTGTAGCCAGTATCTACACTTTGTGCAACTAGAATACGTAAGCATCCCAGATCTTGACAAGGCAATTGCTGACATCAAGGACCAGGATGACTTTGACGCATTCAAAAAGGTAGTTACAAACAGTTACGTTCTTTGTGCAAACTGCAACAAACTACGCATTTATAAAGAAGCTAACGGACCAAAGAAGAAAACAAAGGCGTAAGTCTTTGGCCCTCGTAGCTCAGTGGATAGAGCAAGAGCCTTCTAATCTCTTGGTCGCAGGTTCGATTCCTGCCGAGGGCACTCGTACACTGTAGGCTCAGGAAACATATCCTTAAGAACATTCTGATAGATGGAATTAAAAGAGCCATCCTCGCAAGAAATGTATGGGAGTTCTGAATCTAGAAAGTCGTGAGACCTTCTAGACAGCCTGCTACCATTTGAATAAGTCTTTACATCTGGCATATACTCTCCACCAATACCAGCAAGATTGCCATACGTTGATCTGGGTAATCCTTTTTCCATAATTGTTTTTCTAAGCTTTGTCCTATTAAACGGCAAAGGAATGTGGATATCGTAATCTAATGGCTCTTTTATGCCATGCTTAACTAGATTGTTATATGTTTTAGATAGAAATCTGTTGTATGAAGATGATGGGCTTAGATCGTAGTAACTATCCACCTTGTCTTTCAGCAACCCACCATGATAAACAGGCACGGTATCTAAAGGTCTAACCACAAAGAAGTCATCATTCATCATAATAAAGTCATCACTAATTCGATCATCAAATGCGATATGTCTAATAAGGTTGTGAATGTTATTGAACTTAGAAGATACGTCTGGAACAGAAATAAAGTCCCCAGTATACCATCCAGGCTTATACCCCACAACCCATACACGGCCTTCTGGCAGGTTTTTAACCACAGATCGTAATGAATACCTTAGCTCTTCGTTATCGCCTTTACGGCAGATGTAGACTATATCCATACTGCCAACTACTCGCAGATATATGTAAACGACATGTGGAATTTGTCTGCAGTTGTAAGACCTATTGGGCTATTGTGGTCAAATGGTTCGTCTTTTGCAGAACTTCCAACACCCCAAATAGTCATGGCTGTGCTTGAATCCGACAAATGGCCTTTAATGCTATAGTGGTCTACACCCTGATTTACTGAATCGTGAATAGATCCACCATAAACATCAGTGTGATATTTTGAAGCAAACGGTAATGTCAGAGAGTATTGGCCTGTTCCAAAATTTGAAACATTTGTAAATACAACCTCTATTTGTACAATGACCAGGTTGCCGATTTTAACATAGGACCCAGTTGCTGGGGTGTTGGTAAAAGTCAAGCCAGTTCCAGACCATACTGGAGAATAAGACTTTATTTCGGTAGTCAAGCCATCAGTGTCACCAAAAGCAGGGTGCGTAAATCTAGCCATTACATACCAGCCTCAAGGTTAGTTTTGAGAACCGCCACCTTCATATCAGAGACACTGCTGACAGCGTAAAGAGAGTCTCTTCCGTTTAGTTCTATAGAGATAGCGTGATTGGGGAGGATGCGGTAACCATAGCTTTCCGAAGATACGTTTTGTGCTCCAATATAGATGTAGCCAGAGGCGTTTACATTTTGGATCGTAATGTCTATTCCAGAGTGAATTCCTGGTGGAGTAAGTCTGGTAGCAGCAGAGTTGCTAAGAGTAAGAAGTGAGTGAGTAGCCATACTACTATTATACATTATTATTCAGATAAGAGTTGGTATGCCCAGTTAAGAACGTCAAGGGCGATTTGATCATTGACCATGTCTTTTTGTGCCAGAAGAGCACGAAACTTTTCAAAGAAAAGGATTCTCTGGTATCCCATAGAAAGATCAAAGATCTCTTCGCCAGCAGGACCAACAACATTAATTAGTCTAGTTAGCTCTTGTAGAATTTCCTCAGCGTCCATACTCAATTATACCAGTATTTGTATCTTACTTAACGGTAGCAACTAGTTGCAATGCCTTTGTTCTTAGCGAACCAGAC